CCTGGCCCAGCTTGTTCCCGCACCAGCTGGCCACGCTTGAATTCGCGTGCCAGAAAGGTCGATCAGCTGCCTTCCTTGATACCGGCCTGGGCAAGTCACGCGTAGAGGCTGCTGCTGCTGCTGAATTCATGCAGGCCAGCGGTCTGCCGTCATTGATCCTGACGCCATTGGCAGTCGCTCGGCAGATGCAGAGGGAATGCGAGGCGATCGGCATTGAGTCGCGGATTGTGCGCGAGCAGTCGGACGTATGGTCTGGCGTGAATATCGCCAACTACGAACGACTGCCGAAGCTGGACACCACGGCATTCGGTGGCGTGGTGTTGGATGAATCCAGCGTTCTAAAGAGCTTCACAGGCCCAACGAAACGGATGCTATGCGAAGCATTCGCCGCCACTCCCTACCGGCTGGCGGCAACCGCAACACCGGCACCGAACGATCACATGGAACTCGGCCAACATGCAGAGTTCCTAGGAGTGATGCCGGGCCCGGAAATGCTGTCCCGGTGGTTTATCAGCGATCAGACCACAATGGGAGGGTACCGACTCAAAGGTCATGCACGCGACAGCTTCTGGCAATGGGTGGCCAGTTGGGCCAGGGCAGCAACACTGCCATCTGATCTTGGTGGTGAAGATGAAGGATTCGTGCTGCCTCCGTTGAATTATCACATTCATACGGTGTCAGCCGACATCACGCAGGATGTACCGGAAGGCATGTTGTTTCGGATTCCCGATGGATCGGCTACAACGATCCACAAGGAAAAACGACTCACGATGGCAGAACGAGTCAAGGCATCGGCGTCAATCGCCAATCAATCCAAGGGCCCCGTCATCGTGTGGTGTGAGACGAACGACGAAAGCAGTGCACTGACGGCGGCAATTCCCGATGCGATTGAAGTGCATGGTTCAATGAGTATTGATGCCAAGGTTGAGGCCTTGGACTCTTTCACGTTTGGACAACGGCGAGTCATTGTGTCCAAGCCGAAGCTGGCCGGGCTGGGACTGAACTGGCAGCACGCCAATACGGTCATCTTCGCCAGCGTGAGCCACAGCTATGAGCAGCACTATCAGGCAGTACGACGTGCATGGCGATTCGGGCAGACCAGTCCGGTTGATTGTCACGTCGTGATCAGCGACACTGAATCCGCAATCTGGTCGAACGTGCAACGCAAGGCGCATGATCACCAGCGCATGAAAAGAGCCATGGCAAAGTCTATGGTCGCATCTCAGCAAGAGGCAATCTTGCGTCGTGCCTACACCAAGTCACCCACTGTCACCCTGCCGAACTTCCTGCAATGAAACCCGACTATCAAGGCCATAACTGGGGCATCTATAACGCCGATTGCGTTGAGCTGTTGATGGGTCTGCCTGACGACTTCATCGACTGCGCAGTTTTCAGTTCACCGTTCAGCTCGCTTTACATCTACAGCGATTCTGAACGGGACATGGGCAACAGTGCCTCTCACACGGAGTTCCTGAAGCATCATGCCTATATGGCCAGTGAGCTTTTCCGCGCCATGAAGCCAGGCGCGGTCATCTGCGATCACGTCAAGGATACGGTCTTCTATCAGAACAGCAGTGAAACGGGCGAAGGCGGACTGTTTCCGTTCAGCGATGAGGCAAGTCGCAATTATCGAGAGGCTGGCTTCTGTCTTCGCGCTCGCGTTACGATCTGGCGTGATCCCGTTCGGGAAATGCAGAAGACTAAGCACGAGCGGCTGCTCTACAAGAACATTCGCGAGAACAGCCGAGTCAGCGCAATGGGAATGCCTGAGTACATTCTCGTCTTGCGCAAGGAATCCAAAGGTAAGAATGTGGGCGAGCCTGTCAAGCACACTCGCGATGAGTTCACACTGGATCAGTGGCAACAGTGGGCATCGCCGGTTTGGATGGACACAATGCAGACTAAGGTCTTGAACGCCAGATTCAAGGGAGATAAGGATGAGAAGCACATCTGCCCGATGCCATTGGATTTGATCGAACGATGCCTGACCCTTTACAGCAACCCAGGGGATCTGGTGTTGGATCCGTTCAACGGCATCGGCAGCACTGGGTATCAGGCGATCAAGATGGGCCGGAAGTATATCGGCTGCGAACTCAAGCCGGAGTATGCGAAGCAGGCGGCACGATTCCTATCCGCCGCCGAATCGCAATCCGGCACCCTCCTCGATCAACTCGCATCATGACACCGACCCAGATCCTGAACCTGCAGCGCTGCGCGGTTGCGCGCGCGCACATCGCTGCGCATGATGGCCAGCGCGGCCGGTATTGGCGCGAGCTGGCCACCTGCGAGCGGTTCCATGTTGATCCTGACCGGCAGTGGCTGGCGGATTGCGACTACCTGGGGGGCAAGCTCTGATGGCGATCCTTCCCGACTGGCGCATCCGTGCGCTGTGCACCGGTGCTGCGCCGATGGTGGCACCGTTCGACCCGGAGCTGCTGAACCCTGCCAGCCTGGATGTGCGGCTGGGCGAGACTATCATGATCGAATCAGCCGAGGGGCCTGCCCTGGTCCCGTATCCGTTGAGCGATCACGATCAGGGCGCCCCGTACTGGCTTCGGCCGGGTCAGTTCATCCTCGCCCACACGGTCGAGACCTTCAACCTGCCCGACCACATGTCAGCTCAGTTCGTGTTGAAGTCCAGCAGGGCCAGGGAGGGGGTGAATCACCTGCTCGCCGGATGGTGCGACCCGGGCTGGCACGGCAGCAGCCTGACGCTCGAACTGCAGAACGTCCGACAGCTCCAGGCGGTCCCCATCTGGCCTGGCATGAAGATCGGACAGATGGTGTTCCACAGCATGGCGGACCCACCGGAGCGCAGCTACCGGGAGGTGGGCCGTTACAACGGCGACCGGTCGGTGCAGGGCAGCCGAGGGTGATGTAACGGATTGCGACAGCGCCTGCGCATGACCGCCCGCCGGGGGTCATGATTCCCGGGCGTCACACCACACCACGCCATGACCACCACCACCGCACTGATCCTCGCGCTGATTCTGCTGCCGATTCTGGTCCTTCTATGGGCCACGGAATCACGCCAGCAGCGCGCCCGCCGCTGGCGCCGCCAGGGCTGGACACAACAGCGCATCGCCGACCGGCTGTGCTGCAGCAGGACGACCGTCCGCCGGCTGCTGGCAGCAGCATGACCACGGCCCGCCGGAGCCCATCCGGCATTCATTCCACCCACACCAACATGAAGATTTCACTCAGGAGAGCTCTGGAGCTGGCTGTAGGGCCAGCGAACGTCAACGCCGCCGGTCATGCCGTGGCGGATTGGCTGGAGGTGCGGCTACGCCTCCAGACTGCTGCCATGATCCGGCATGAGCTCAGCACCGGCCGCCCGGCGGAGCTCGACCAGGATGTGCCCCACGACCGACCCGACACCAGCGTCAGGGCGGAGCTGATGGCCAAGCTGGCCACCCAGCGGGAGGTGATCCTCGATCTCTGTAAACGGGTCGACCAGCTGGAGATGCGGGCCGATGGGCTGACGCCGATCGAGCGGGTTCAGCGGCGATGGGCCAAGGAGGCGGCTGGACCGGCTGTGCAGAGCAGGGAGCCGGCCTCCGTCGTGGAGCAGCCTAGCGATGAGGAGCTACTGGGGCTGGATCAGTTGGAGGCGGCGTGGAACGCCCAAGCCGACCCGGCCAACGGCTGGAACGAGTTGGGCCTCGATGAAATTATTGCCTGGGCACAGCGCCAGGCCCTCGCCCGCTGGGGCCACCAGCCCGCGCCGCCGGCCGAGGGGGAGGTGGGGGAGTTGGTGGCTGCGCTGCGTGCTGATGCCGAGTGCATTGAGGCTGGACACCATGACCTGTGCAGCAGTACTGCCGAGCAGCTCACCCGCGCCGCCGAGCTGCTCCAGCAGCGCCCCGAGCCCGTGCCGGGAACTTTCGAAGTTACGGATGAGCAGCGCGATGCAGTAAGGGCGGCTGTAGCAAATGCGATTGGAGATGGTGCATACGACTGTTTTCGCGTATGGGAAGCATGGAATGTCGGAACAATGGGCCAGGATGATTTTAAGCCCATAGTTGAAGACGACTCCCGTATTGCTGAGATTGCAGATGCGGCTATTGATGAGCTTGTGGCATTGAAACGCCAGCAGCGCCACCCCGCGCCCGTGCCGGTGAGCGAGAGGTTGCCGGAGCTGCGCGGCATGTTCGAGCGCATCCTGTGCGTCGCCCGCTCCAGCGGTCAGCGTCCTGTGGGGAGCATCGAGCTGGCCGATCGCCTGATCAGCGCCGTGGCATCCTGGGCCGCCCTGCCCCTGCCTGCGGGGGAGGTGCAGCCATGACCGGCCCAACCCGCCGACAGCTCATGCAGATGGCCGATGAGGTCGGGATCACGGACTACGCCGCTGCTGC